AGCAAATCCACTGCTCTGGCGAACGCCTTTTTGTCCCCGTCGGCTTGGATGCCGTCGTCTCCCCCGAGCACGCACTTTTGCAGTAAGTACTCAAAGGCAACTTCCGGGGTCTCACCCTTCAAAACTCGCGACAGAAACACTACAAAGCCATTTGACATGGAGTTAAGCAACGCGGTAAACATTGAACCAGAAAGTCTGGCCCAAAGGGAGAGATAGAGGAGGAAATACGTCATCCGTGCTGCACCTGGGTCAGTGTCTCGACCTTTGGCAACTCCAGCGACATCACAATCTTTAGCTAACACTTCTAGCATCCAATGCCAAGTGTCTTCACCAAAGAACAAAAGCAACACCATAAATTCGAAATATCTTATGGCTATACCTACCCGACCGTCCCAACGACTGTAATCGGTGCCCAGCGACGTGAGAGCGTCCCTGTGGATGAAACCAACGCGCTTGGCCACAGTTTCAACACTGTGACCGAACGCGTACCATGGCATGTCCTTCAACCGATGTTCGACGGCGTAGGCAATCATAGCAGACATGATCTTGGCAGTAGGATTTTGAATGGTAATAATGCGTGGATCCTTTGGACTTCCGTACGCTTCTTTTTTGACAAATGAAGTGACATATTTGTCTAAATCAAATATCGCGGTTCCCTCTTCTAGAACCGCCTTCTGTCCGGGGCGCGTCTGTCTCTCGAATACTTCCTCAATGTCAGCAAGGCTTAGTCTCTTAAAGTTTGACGCTCCAACTAGCTCAGCAGCAAACTGGCGTGCTACCAGCTTGATGTGATCCGTGAGCTCGGAAGGGTTTTTGAGAGTTTCCATTCTGCCATGTAGAGCGGCAAGCATGCAGTCACGGGTTCCTGCGGGCACAAAGGCCTCGTCAATGAACGGAGCTGCAAATGGAAACATGGTCGGAGGAGGGGCTTCCTCATTCTGCTTCGGAGCGATGACACGAACACGTGGCAATTCAGTGACCCACGCGTCATTGTATCTTCCATCATCTCTCACGTGCCGCATGTAACGGCGCAACACGGCGAGTTCGTTTGGAGTTATCTCCATGTCCCCGCTATATTTGGTGAAAAACAGCTGCACGGCGCCGTTGCTGACTTCTGCTTTAGCCATTTGACAGTAGATCTTATAAGCCTCTATCTGCTCCAATGGTCTCGTCACGGAAAGATGATGCTCAGGAAGCGCCAGTGTGGCACTCGGAACACCCTCTCTAAACGAGTTAATCTGCAGCACATCATTACGCGCCATGGACAACGGTTCAAGCTCTTCACCTGTTAGTAACCACGAAGCTAATGTTGACATCGGCCAACGCCATGAGCGCATCGGTACGAAAGCAATAATTTTGTGCCAGAAGTCGCTCCTAGTTTTCTCAACATAGTAGACGTCATAGCTTCGGAACCAACCAAAGAGACCTCCTGACCGCATAACTATTGTGTCCACCTCGTAGTTCCACAATTTGTGCTTGTATTTAGCCCCCCCGGCTATGATCATCGTCATCACGTTTTCCGTGTCAACGGAACACGCCACCCCATCTTGAGCATGGATGATCAGCTCAGGGTGAATAGTTGCAACCATCATGGCGTTGCCCGTTGCGGCTGCCAAGTTGGCGATCTCATCCTTGCTGAGATACATGTCAACGTCGGTTATCATGATAACGTTTCCCGGGCCAGCGTTGTAACCTGAATAAGGTACGTCGGTGTCCCGTGACCAATGATAGTGCGTGCGGCATCCGTCTTCCTTCTTGCCGGACTGCCAGAAGTACGGGGTGAGTCCCATATTTTCAGCTGCACTGATCATTGCCATCCGTGTGGCCGCGCGTCCAGTTGCCGCGGGGCCATGGGCATGGTCTTTCCGTGCTGGTGGTAGCACGGGGATTTTCAACCCGCGATAATTACTCCTTCCCGCCTCGTGCTTTGTGCCGCTCCAGCTCAACAGACGTGTACCCCATTCCCTGCTCTCCGACCAGACGATCGAACCACAGGCTAGGAATCCGCCTGCCAAGACTATAGCAAGAACGTACCAACTTGGCCGCAGAGAGCTGGCGCCTCCCCAGGCCACAGGCATGGGAGCTACAACTGTCTCAACGTCATAAGCGAGTTCTTCCAAACTGCTAGCCTCAAGACCACCACAAAGGTACAAAATGAAGTACGGTGAGGCAACGGCCTGAACTAGCAGGGTTAAGCAAAGTGCGTTTCGTAAAAAGCGAAAAGTGAAC